CCCAAAACAAGGCGTTGCGCCTAGCTTTGCAACTGCTGGTTTCAAATCGACAGCTTCAGCTAAACCCACAATTGAGGTTGCTGACATACCAGATTGGAAGCAAGCTCGAATGAATGAGTACGGCACGATCGAAAGCCAACTTGAGTTTATCACTGAAAACGGCCTAGACGCTTGGCAAACTAAAGTAGCTGAGATCAAAGCTGCTAATCCAAAGACTTAGTATGAATGGATCCAGTCACCGGAATTGCACTTGCTAGCACAGCATACAAAGCTATTTGCACTGCCTTTCAACACGGCAGAGAAATTGAGCAGATGGCTGGTGATCTGGGAAGATGGATGCAAGGCATTAATGCTGTCAAAGAAGGACACTCTAAGGCAAAAGGCAGGCGCATTGGATCGGTAGAAGAAGAAGCGTTAGAAACATTTGCAACTTTGAAGAAAGCACAGCAAATGGAATACGAACTTCGTAACTTTGTTACTGGTCATTATGGAGTGGATGCTTGGCAGGAGATAATAAGAATACAAGCCAACATAAGGATCAAAAAGAAACAAGAAGCAATCGAGGCTGCAAGGCGACAAGAAGAAATCTTTGAATACATTCTTATTGGAGTGTCTTTGTTTCTAGTCGTTTCAGTAATAATGTGCGTTTTGTATTATGCATTAATGCAGTAGGTTTAACTCATGGATCAAAAAGATATATTAGATAGTGCAGCAATATTTGCAACGGTGGGTTCGATGACAGACATTCTCCCACCTGTAGCCGCTATCTTCACTATCGTATGGACTGCGCTTCGCATCTACGAGATGGAAACTGTGCAGCGTTGGCTTAAAAAATGTTCAAAGCGTTAGTGTTAGCATGTCTTATTGGTAATCCAGATTACTGCATTGAATTTGAAAATGCACGACACCCCCTCTCTACAATTGAAGCATGCAAAGAACGCACTATAGAAATGGCTAACGATATCAATGAATTAACACCTTACAGGGCAGTTTCTTGGAAGTGCCTGCCAATAAAGCAAGGTAGATTAACATGATTGCCATCATCAATGCTGTTGCCTCTCTTGCTGGCACATGGATGGAAGGCAAGGTCGAAACACAGAAAGCCAAGGTTGAAGTAGCCAAGCGCGTAGCTGCTGGCGAACAAGAGTGGAACCAGACAATGGCATCTGCTTCTGCATCATCTTGGAAAGATGAGTGGCTTACAATTCTGGTTAGCATTCCCTTAATACTTTCATTCACAGGGCATGAAGACATCGTGCAACGCGGCTTTGCTGCGCTTGAGACCATGCCTGATTTCTACAAGACAGCCGTTGGCGTGGTGTTTGCTGCCAGCTTCGGCGTTCAACAGCTAACAAAGATGTTTAAGAAATGATTGTCATATCCGAACTGACCGACCTCATTGCAAAGCATGAAGGTAAACGCCTGACGATGTACACCGACACAGTTGGTGTACCCACGATAGGCTATGGTCACAATTTGCATGAGCCAATTTCCGAGCATGCAGCCAAGGTTATCTTGGCTGATGATGTTCGGGTTGCAGTGCAAGAGCTTGATGAAAGGATGGATTGGTGGCGTGACCTGCCTGACAATGCACAGCTAGTGCTGGCATCGATGGTGTTTAATCTTGGTTGGCCTCGTTTCTCTCGTTTCAAAAAGTTTATCGCCGCTCTCGAAGACCGTGACTATATCCGCGCAGCCGCGGAGATGGAGGATAGTCTGTGGTTTCAGCAAATCAAAACGCGCGGGGCTGAATTAAAAAACCTAATGTTGGAATGTGATGACAATCACCAATGAGCAGAAACAGCAAGCACAAGATCTCCTTAAAAAACATGGCACGCTAAGAGAAGCATCAGAAGTTAGCGGCATACCTACTGCAACACTCCATCGTTGGCATCAAAGAGCAAAGTCTGATTTTGCTGAAAGCAGATACAACATTCCAGAGATGCCAGAAGATGACATCCCTGTTGATGAAATTGTTGAGCATCTGCATACACGTTTCAAGAAACGCAAGACGCATCGTGAAGCAAAGAAATGGATACCGATTGAGATGAAGTCGGATGAACCCATTGGCTTGCTATGGATGGGCGATCCTCACATCGATGACAACTATTGTGACTGGGATAATCTGCGCGAGCATCTGCGTATAGTGAACGAGTATGAGGGTGTGTACGGCTGCAACCTAGGTGACTACCAGAACAACTGGGTTGGCCGTCTGGGACGCATATACGGCGAACAAGACACCTCTCACAAGACAGCATGGAAGCTGGTCGAGTGGCTAATCAATGAGATGAATCCGCTTATTCTCATTGGCGGCAATCATGACATGTGGTCTGGAGCCGGAGATCCCCTTAAATGGATGCAACGCCCTCACTCTGTCCTCGAGGACTGGGAGGCTAGGGTCGAACTTAAATTCCCTAACGGCAGAGACTGCCGCATCCATGCAGCGCACGATATGCCTGGTCACAGTCAATGGAATAGCCTTCATGCTCAGAACAAAATGGCGCGGTTCAAAAGTAACGCTTCGCTCTATATAAGCGGCCACCGGCACAACTGGGCTTTGGGTCAGATCGAACTCGTAGAGCAAGAAACTACAGCGTGGCTTGCCAGAGCGAGAGGCTACAAATTCCATGACACTTATGCGTTCACCAAAGGTTTTGAGCAGCAGCGTTTTGGGCAGGCAATTATGCAGGTCATTGATCCGCATAACACTAACCCTGTTTCATGGGTGCAGTGCTTTGCTGACCCTCTTGAGGGGGCAGAGTATCTGCAATACCGGCGACAGCTTCGCAGGTAACAGCAGCATAGCCAGCGATATCCACGAATGAATCATCGTGGTCGCTGTGTTTTAACCTAGCAACCTTCAACAGCGTCATCATCATGCCAACATCTTTAACTGTGAACGGCACTTCTTTATATGCCGACCATAGGGCTGCGATGTTGTTGAAGTTATCAAGCGGTGTGCCATAGTTTTTGCCACGGCTGCTGGTTGCATTGAATGCATCTTCAAGCAGGTTTATTCTGTTCATTAAACTTTTCCTTCAGATATGTCGGTAGCGCGTGCGTAATAGATACCAACATCATTATCAATAACATCATCTGCGAATGCATCTGCCGGCAGATTGCTTGGTTTTGGGGCAAAGAACTTGCGGCGTTCAGCATCATCTTTGCCATTGATGCTAGACCAGCATCTATTTTCTGGGTGGCGTCTTTGATATGTATTGTACTTGTTGCCTGTTCTGCGGGATAGAGCCATTTATTGAACCTTTCAGTGTGTCAGGATTGTGTCAAAGTGAGTGGAAATATTGCGTTAAAGAGTGATAAAAAGCGTAAAGCCTGCATAAATGCAGGTTATTAGCCAGAACAAATAGCTGCGTAAGGCTTTGTTTATTAAGGAAAGAATGGTGCTGCCAGCGTGATTCGAACACGCGACCTCACCCTTACCAAGGGACAGTACGCTGTTTATAACTATTGGATTTCGTTGACGTTTTCTCATTCTAACCTCATCAGTGTGTCACGAATGTGTTCATCTGAAACGGATGCGTATCGAAGCACCATCCTTTCGGATGACCAACCCCCTAGTTTCATTAGGGTTGGGATCGATGCGCCCTTCATTACAAGCTGGCTTGCCCAATGATGTCGCCAATCATGTATGGTAAAGTCTGATATGCCTGCTTTTTTGCAGGCTCTAATATGCAGCCCCTTAATGCTATCGCCATGTGAGTATGGATCACCCTTGCTATTGGTGAATATATATTCATGGTTGTGTTGATTGGATAGCATAGCCTGTTTTGTGCGTGGATGTATCGGTACAATTCTGCGCTTACCTGATTTAGATTTGTCTATAATGATAGTGTCCATGTCGAAGTTGACATGCTGCCATTTAAGGTAAAGTGCTTCTGATTTACGGAAGCCTTGATAGCAAAGTGTAATAAAGAATGGTTTAATAAATTGTGGGTATGCATCTAATAGATTTTCTTGCTGCTGCTTATTAAGAAAACGTATCCTGTCATTGGCTTCTTGCAGCTTGGGTATAAAGATTGGCGCAGATACATGGTTTGCTATAGCGACCAGCGTTGCTCTGACGCGATTGATGTGTGATGGTTTACAATCATCAAGGCTGGTGCGAACAAATTTATTCCATGCATCTGCATCGATCTCCGCAATAGGGGTTGATTTAAAATGGCCGACCAGCGTTTTGATATTGTACCAGTCGGTCATGCTTTTGTTATTGAACCAAAGGTCTGCTGCTTCTGGCAAAGGCATCAAAGTTACTTTGCCTTGCATATCATTAAGAACACGTTGCTCTATTATTCGACAGACATTATCGGCTTTTCCCTTTTGGGTTTGGCCGGTAGACTGCCGGACTCTAGCAGTTTTGCCTGCAAACGATATGCTCCCACTGATGTGGTAGTATTTTCCACGTTTGTATGTGCGTAACATTGGGTCAGGCTATCCTTTAGATTTTGCAACTGCCTGTCATCCATTGAACAGGCGTGACCAATACGCATAAACTCAAGCTTGTTGTCTTTGATATGCTTCTTGAGAGTGCGCGTATTGATGCCAAACATTTCACCTATTGAATCAAAATGGTATATCATCTGCAACAACTGCTTGTTGTGGTGCAGGTGATGGGGCAGGCGCAGCCCTACCATTTGATGATTGCTTGGCTTCGCGCTTGAGTGACAAGAACTTAACACCCTTGTCCGACTCAGAACGCCACGCAGCTATGCGCATGTCGCCATCCATCGGGCCAGAGTAGGCTGGCTGTTTGTTCTCGTCTGTTGCATCTTCATTAAGATACAGCACACCAGCACGTTGATAGACAACAAACACATCACGGCCTTGCTTGTCAGTGTCAGTGACAAGAGCTAGACCTTTCTTGCCGTCACCATCTATGTCGATGCTGCCGGTAAGAACAAGGCGTTGCTGATCCATTGGGGGGAACACTGCCCCCCGATTGGTGTTATCGTATTCCAATTAGAATTCTCCTACGGCTACGTTATTGTTAGGCTTGATAGTTTGCACCATACGCTTTGGTGCGACTGAAGCGGCATTGCCATCATCATCTTCTGACGGCAAACCAAACGCAGCTTGCAAGCCATAGCGTTTGGCATAGGTAATGCCACTGCCCATCTTCTGCGGATCGGTAGGATCTTTAGATCTGATGGGAGTTCTGGATTCACGGCTCTCGCCGGATGGTGCATGCATTAGCACAGTGCGGATGAATGTCATGCCGGTTTCGCCATGGAATTCGAAGTCAACTTCTTGCGTGAAGCACAGCCCGAACTTGGTGGCCTGTGTTGCAGCTTCTATGACAGCTTCGAGCGTGGCATAGTTGCTTTTGAAGTGCGGGTTCTTGCCATCTTTCTTGGCAACAACGGACATTTTTTGGAACTCAAGCAGTGCTTCTGCTAGGTTCTTTGGCTGCTTGTCAGTCATCTGTACCTCCTGTGACTGTAATGCGGCACGCGCCGCGCTTGTCACGCTTGATGGCAAGGATGTCGCAATAGACCTCTCGCTCATCATCAGCGATCATGGAACGTAATTCTTTCTTGATCACATCATGCTTCTTGGCTTCTGGCATGGACATGCAGTAGTCGTAAGCTAGTGATGTGAACTGATTATCTTTGCTGGCATCTCTGATCTTGAGGCCATCAATCTTGATGGCAGACCAGTCAACACGCACAGCGTTGGTGTTGGTTGGTTCTGTGTCATCGGCAACGTGCTGCCAGAAGGCTGCAGTCAGATCTACGATCTCGCTTAGATAGGAAGAGGATCTTTCGATCTGCGCATGGTCATAATCATTGCCAAAGATGACAGACAGATGCGCCCTGTTCATGTTGGACAGGTGCATATATAGCTGGATCTGTGGCATATAAGACTCGATCATGTCAGCCATGCGGCGGTTGCTGCTTGTGTGTTTGCATTCGAGCAAGGCTTCTTTGCCTTCCTCGCTTGTGACAAGCGCATCAACAGTACCTTTGAACGGCACGCCGCGCAGGGTTTGCGTGAACTCAGCTTGCTGCACGATCACTGCATGCCCTGTGTCACGGCAGAACCAGTCGATGTTGAACTGCTCTGTCTGCGTGCCAAGGTTGACCTTGAAGATGTAACTTAGATCATCGGGCTGCTTGCGACCTGTCTTGACCAGCCATAAGTCATGCCAGTCGCCACGCATGATCGAGTACAGATCTGAACCGCCAATAAATCCCTGTCTATTCATAATACCTCCTGTATTTATACTGCATTATTGCACATCTATCTGCCATTTACAATGCATTTATGCAGTCTATCGCACAACAACTTGCGTGTTCTGTAGATAGGTGACATATGCTTGTAGAATTCTGCAAAGCTAGGCCAGAACGTGGCAGTCTTGGTCACTTCTTTGAATGCATAGATAACAATGTCGGCTGGATATTCTGACAACTCAACAGCCAATGCTTTGGTCTTGGTTGTCATCATCTTTGCCGTCAGTGTATTGGGCAAAACAATCAGCGTTGCAAGCATGGCAATCCGCTGCTCGATATTTGTGGTCGGCAGCGGAACCATGCTTGTCAACACTTGGTTATATGCTTGCTGCAATTTATCTGGATCAGCGTCAGTGATCTTGAAGCCAACAACATTGAAGTCGTGGTCGTGTATTTTTTCAACCGATGGAATCAAGGTACTCACTGAATCGATCACTCTGGTCGTGACCTCGATGGGGCTGGCTGCTTGCTCTAGCCTTGCGAGTGCTTTGTCTCGCTGTGACCCCCCTAATGCGCCGACACCAGCCGCGGTAGGCAAGATTGAAATCTTTGAAGCTGTTGCCTTTGGATTGATGGAAGTCACGGAATTGATTTGTTTCATAGTCATGATTAATGGCCTCCTGCCCATTGCGTGAGCGTGCGTCATTGATGTCGTCAATAACTTTGGCAGATGGTTGCCAGTCATTTGGAACTTGCATTTTGCTTGCCCTCTTAGGTGTTATATAGGTTCTTGATAGGTTACTGCCCCAATCTGGGGCAATGGATGCCCCACTCTGGGGCAATAGCAACCTATATCTAGTTGATGTGAATGGCTGATGGATGCGCTCGATGAAGCCTAGCTCGATGAGCAAGGCGAGCTTGCGCGACACTGTTCCTGTTCCCATTCCAGTAACTTTGGATAGCGTTTCAATGCTCGGCCAACATATGGATTCGTCATTGGCATAGTCTGCTAGCGTAACAAGCATCCATTTCGCAAGCGCATCTTTGATGTCGGCCTTCATGGCCGCGGCCATTATAACAAACATTATGATTTAGTTTCTTTGGTGCGGAAGAAGCCGTCATGCTTCGGATGCAGGTGCATGAAGTAGCGTGCGTAATAAGCACGATGATTATTGCTGAGTTTAAACTCACGCTCACATTTGGTTTCGATGTCAGTGTGCCAGCGGATGCGTTCAAACACTGAGTTAATCGAATAGTTATTGTAACCACGATTGATTACATCAAATGTAAACTGCTCGACCAAATCGTAAACATGTGGGTTTTTCTTATGAAACTCCCACCATTTATATTTAAGACTGTCAGACATAGATCCTCCTTTCCACTGCATAAATGCAGTAGATCATATTGTGTTGACATGTTCAAGTGATTTAATGCATGATTGTTTTGTAGCTACTCTGACGGCTACGTAACCATGACATCTCCCTTGTCAAAAAAAGATCGGCTGGCTTTTTACCTCCTAGTAAGCCAGCCGATTATCTTTGTTGCGATGGGGTTGCTGATTTCAATACAGATAAAGTTCGGGCCACTCTTTTGCTTTAGCAAATAGATATCAGCGGGCTGTTCTTTATGTGTCTTGGTTAGAAAGCTGAATCCTCGACCGGCTGATTGGTACTTGGATTCAGCTATTAAAACTCCGGCGGGGGTTTTGATTTGGATGTCGCCACTAAACTCGCCGCCCAATTGTCCTGAGAGAGGTTGCCTTTTCGCTTTGGCCCCGCGTTCTTCGAGCCAGTTGACCCACCATTTTTCGTGGTAGTTTCCTTTAGAGCGTTGAGATGTTGCCATCGTTGTTCCTCATGACATGACAAACACACGGTAACTTTGTTGCCATAAACAACAAACCATGTAGTGACATCACCACATGCTGCGCATTCACATGCATTACCGGTCTTGTCGTAGGTTGATTTCGATTTGCGCGCCAAGTGCATCCATCCAGCAGATCAATAAGAAGTTACTTGGCACACGCTTGTATTGCTCCCACTTGTGAATCAACGATGAAGCGCAGCCTATGCGATCAGCTAGTTCCTCTTGTGACCAGCCACGCTCATGGCGAAGCGACACTAATCCTGTGACAAGCTGTTGCCAGTTGTCGCTAATCGCTTTGGGTTTGCTGTAATGCGTGAACTCTGATCGCATCCAGTACCTTTTTTGCAGTCGATAAACGCAAATCTTTCCCAGCAATGGTTCGATAGTATGTGCTGGTTGGTACGCCAGACAATCTAAACGCTTGTAAAAGCTGGACATTTGCTGCTTTTGCTGCACTTTCTAACTGTGTCATATAACTCAACATGAGAGTAATATAGTGCATTAATGCAGGCTTGCGCAAGTGTTTGAATGATGCAATACTGCATTAAGCTCTGATGACGATTGATATCTTATGCTGTATAAGTGCAGTGGGAGGTATCAAAATAATGGAAGACTACGAATCAAAGGCTATTCGTGTGTGGATGAGATCAGTCATGGCAACACGCGAATGGTCTGCAAATAAATGGGCGACGATGGCAGGTACAAGCCCGACTAACATCACCCGCTTTTTAAATGGTGGTAAGTTTGTGCCATCTTCTAAAACAATAGGTAAGTTAAGT